ATCATTATTTAGGAGAAATATAATGGCGATAAAAGGTAAATCAGGTGTCCTAAGTCTTGAAGCAGCGGATGTGGCGCAAATCACATCTTATTCTTTAACTGAGACGGCTGAAACAGCAGAAACAACCAGCTTTGGAACAGGCACAACGTCAAGCAGAACGCATGTTGCTACTCTGAAGAGTTGGGAAGGAAGTTTAGATCTTATCTACAATAAACAAGATATATCTACAACTTACTTGCGTCCCGGCGTTGGTGACGGATCAGCAGATTACATTCAGATGATTCTTTACCCAGAAGGATCAGGCGCAAATTTAAGCGGTGATATTATTATTACTAGCTTTGAAATGACTGGTGAAACAGCTGATGTTGTTCAAGCAACAGTTAACTTTACTGGAACTGGAGACCTCGGAAGAGCATCTAGTTAATGAATGGGCTGGGCGACCAGCCTATTTACTTTACAAAAGGAACAAACAATGGCAAAGAATAATACAATAAGAAATATGAAAACAGAAATGCAAAAAGACTTTGACAAGTTTGTTACTAATTTTACGAGCAATCTAAGAGTTAGAACCCCAATTAGAACAGGTGCAGCGAGAAAGGCTTGGTCTAAAGTAGGTGACTTAAAGATTGGAAGCGGATTAAGTAAGAGGATTCTTACTAACGCAGTTGGCTATGCTAGTATCTTAGATGATGGCTGGTCAAGACAAGAGCCTAAAGGTATTGTTGACAATGCATTTAAGCAAACAAAAAAATAACTAACAAGGAGAAACAGTTATGACTGATAAATTTAATATTATGGAAAACGCTACGGCGCATTTCAAAGATCAACTTTCAGGTGGACTACTAAGTATTGAAGTCCCTGAATGGAGTGCAACTATTTGGTTCAAGCCAGCATTTACATTTGCACAACAAGAAAAGATTATTCAACTAAGCAACGATGGTAAAATGGTTGAAGCAATGATTGAAACACTAATAGTTAGATCATTGGATAAAGATGGAAAGAGATTATTTACACATGCGTCAAAGACACGTTTAATGAATGAAGTAGACCCTAATATTATTATTAGAGTTGTTGGTGAAATGAACCAAGAGATCAAAGACGAAGACGTGGGAAAGCAGTAAAAGAAAAAGATCTGTATTTCATCTTTTTCTTAGCTGAACAATTAGGACGCAGTGCAGAGTGGATCATGAACAATATCTCTACAACAGAGTTGAGAGGTTGGACGCAGTATTACACTATAAAGAATCAAAAAAGTAATTGATAAGGAATTAAACTATGAGTAACAATTATAATATAGATATTACTGCAAAGGATAATACCAAAGGTGCTATTGGCAGTGTTGGTGGCGGTCTAGATGGCTTAACAGCAAAATCAAATAAGTTCAAAGCAGCACTTGGTGTTGCAGGAACGGCCCTTGCGGCATTTGGTGTGGTTAAGGGAATACAAACTACTATTGATAACTTTGATAGTTTAGCAAAAAGTGCCAGGGCTGCAGGTGCGGCAGGATCCAATGAAGCTTTCCAAGGCTTCCAAGTAATGAAGCAAGCTATGAATGAAGCAGGTATTGATGCTGCTACATTTGATAGAGCTATGCTTCAAACGAATTCAAGACTTAAAGCAGGAACAGAAGGACAAAAATCATTTGCCGCAGTTACTGATAAACTAGGTGACTCAATTAAAACTTCAAATGGTGAATTAAAATCAGGTCCTGAACTGCTACAAGCAATGATGAATGCCTTAAATGAAGGCACAATTACAACAGAAGACTTTGCAAAAGTTGTTGGTGGACGAGCAGGTCCATTGATTCAAGAACAGTTTGCAAGTATCAACACAACTGCAGAAGACTTACAAGCTACACTTGATGATGTTGCAGCAAACACAAACATTGTAGATGTAAGTGCAGCCGAAAACGCAGAGAAGTTTAATGATACTGTAGGTAGATTAAAAGAAGGCATGGGTCAGTTAATGACTGATGCTATTACACCAATACTACCAGTGTTAGTTGAACTAGCAGAAAAGTTAATGGCTAAAATGCCAGATATAATTGATGGTGTAACAGATGCATTTGAAACACTTAAACCAGTATTAAGTTTAGTTGGCACAGTAATAAGTGACATACTTTGGCCAATGTTAAAAAACATATTTGAAGTGTTAGGCACAGTTGCTGAAGCAATTGCACCATTAGTAGAAAAATCAATACCATTATTAAAAGACGGCTTTGAAACTGCCGGTAAAGCTATTGAAGGGCTTGTTACTTTCTTTGTTGATTTAGTTGAAAAGATTAAAGCAATACCAGAAGAAGTTAAGAAGATGAAAGAAGCTATCACTGGTAAGTTAGGTGACATGGTTGATTCAACTAAAAAGAAAATGTCTAAATGGAAAGACAGTGTATTAGGTGTGTTTAGTAAAACAAAAGATGAAGCAGTTGATCACTCAATTGTTCCAGATATGGTTGATGCAATCATTGATGAGTTTGTTAGAATGAAAACTGAAACTACTAGACAAACAGCACAAATGAATACTGAAGTTCTTAATACAATGGATCACGGAATGGACGGATATGTTAATACTATTTCAAGTTCATTAAACAAAGGTAAAATGGACCTAAGTAGCTTTGGTGGATTCTTTAAGTCAACTATGGGTAAAATGGTTACTGATGCATTAAGTAGTTCAAGTTCAGTTGGAAGAATAATAAGTGGTATGATGGGCGGCGGTGGAGGAGGCGGAAGTCTCTTTGGAACTGTTGCAAAAGGATTACTAAGTTTTATACCAGGTGGTGGATTCCTAAGCGGACTATTTAGAGCAAGTGGTGGACCAGTTACAGGTGGTAAAAGTTATATGGTTGGTGAAAACGGACCCGAGATGTTTACACCAAGTGGCAATGGACGTATTGCAAGAAACAACGGCGACTCAGGTGGCGGTGGATTAACAGTTAATTTCAACATAAATGCGATAGATCCATCTACGGGCACTGATTTCATACTAGGACAAAAACAACAAATAGTTGGAATGATTAACCAAGCGTATCGAAAACGCGGTAGAGCGGGGATATAAAATGATTAGCATATTAACATACCCAAGTAACAGTAGCACTGAATGGATTGATCCAGATTATATTGGAACAAATACTACTGGCTATAAGGGAAGAATTAAAAGTTTAAGAGACGGAAACTATAAAGATATTACTAAGTGGATAGTAGGAACTGGAACTGTTGACAAGATTATGGAAACAACCAGTATGTTTAAATACTATCTTAAAAGTAAATCATACAGTGGAAACATAAGCATATATGACATATGGTATAGACCAATGATATTAGGTCAAGTAAATGGCGCAGGTGTTATTACTGGTATGGAACGAATTACAAATGGCAATGAACAATTTAGACAACGCACAGGTGCATCAAGTTACACAGGTTCAGCTAGAGTTGTAGCAGGAAAATACTGGAAGCCAGGTGTAGATGGTGCATTAACTCCTACTTCAGATGCAAGTATAACTATAACAACAGACAGTGATGGATATATAACAGGTGCTAGTGGAACTGGTGGCAGTGGATACGATGATAACGGAACAGGTTATGTTTTGTTTGAAATAGAACAAGACGCAGCAGACACATACCCGCCAACACCAACTGCATTAGAAGCCGCAGATACTTGGGATACAGATGATGGATGGACAAACGGAAGTGAAGATACATTAAAGAAATGGCCATCAACAGTTGCACCAGCTGCCGCAGAAATAACATATTTACAACCAACTGCAATAACAAGATCACAGTCAGGTATAAAGTATGCTAAAAGTTCAGGCTATACAAAGTGGAGTGTTGAATTAGAATACCCACCAATGACAGCAAATCAATTCAAAGAATATGCTGCTATTGCCCAAGCGGCACGTGGACAAACAACTCCATTCTTATTAGAGTTAGTGCAAGATGGAAAGAACATTTTATTTAAGAACTTAAACAGTAGCAATAGTGCAAACAAGTTAAAATTAAAAGACAATGTAAGTGCAGGTGACTTAGTTATATTGTTAGAAGGATTAGCGGTAGGTGATACACTAAGCACAGGTGATACAATTGCTGGCGAAGATGGCAACTGTAACGGAAACATAAATACTATTATAAGCACAGCAAATGCAAATGTTTTTGGTGAAGCAAAAGTTAGATTAGCTTATCCAATTAAAACAGCTCAAGACACAGGTGATTCATGGACTACATCACCAGATAATATTGTTGTGACACTAAATGAAAATGAATTCTTATATACTACTGGATTAGATAACTTATATTATCTAACAGTTGTATTTGAATTAGACGAATGGAAATTATAAAGTATGGCAAACAGAGGAATGTCAGCAGCATTGCTAGACGAGATCAGCAAACAAGTAGTTACATATTATGATTGTGTAGATGTTACAACTGTTCAAAGCGGAACTGATGTTGTATATAGATTCACAGATGCACCACGTAATGTTGTTCTTAATGGCAACACTTATAACTCATTTGGCCAATTCTTACGAATAGGTGAAATTGAAGAAAACATGCAAATGTCAATACCAGACTTGAATATAGATTTGTCAGGTATTGCACCATTTGAATCAGATGCTATAGGTGGACATGATGTAAGTGGATATAGCCCACCAGAATCAATTATGCAAACTTTTATGAAATCTACAACTGTTTATATTGATCAACCAGTTAATAGATACAGAGTATATTTTGATTTAGGATTTAATATATTAGGCTCAATAAAAGTATTTGAAGGTCAAATAAATTCAGTAGCACTTAACAATGACGTTGAAGGAGCAGTAAGTGTTTCAATGAATGTAAGCTCACATTGGGTTACTTTTACACGCACCAACGGACGCAAATCAAATACAAACTCACAACAAAGTATAAGTGGATTTAGTGGTGATACTGGATTTGTTCATGCTGATAAAATAATGAAAGACGTAGTTTGGCAGGAACCGCCAAAATGATAATAGCAGAAGAAAAATTATTATTAGCACAATATTTAAGTGAGCTAAGATTTAAAAAATACAGTCTAGGAGAATTTGATTGTGTTTTATTTGTTGCTGACTGGATTGATAGATTAACCGGAGTCAATTGGACTAAAGATATCAAAGGCAAATATGCTAGTAAAAGAGACATGTTGAAGTTTGCAAAAAAATACAGTCTAAAAGAATTTGAAGTTAATAATCCAGCGTATAAAGAAATAAGTAGAGATGAAATGCCATTGGCTGGAGATATTTGGTGGCATTATAATGGCACAAATTTTGTTGGTTTTATAATATTTCAAGGATTAGCTTGGACTGTTACAGCTGACAATGACTTAATCAAACATTTGCCTGATGATGCTGACTTAGATTATAGTGATAGTGGCTATGCAAAAAGGTTTAGGAGAATATAATGGGCGGCTTTGTTAGAAAGATTACCGGAGAAGATAAAAGAAGAGCAGAGAGGCAAAGGCAAGAAGAAGCAGCCAGAGCCGCTGCAGAAAGAGCCGCAGAGGCAGCCAGAGAACAAGAAAGATTAATTGCCGAACAGGCAGCCAGAGATGCAAGAGAAGCCAGTATTGCAGCCTCTGTTGCAAGTAGATTATTAGTTAACAGAAGTTCAAACAACGCAACCATTCCAGTAATTTATGGAACGCATAGAATAGGTGGAGTAAGAGTATACGTTGAAACATCAAACGGAAGTGGAACTGTTAATGATACACCTACTGGAAATGAATACTTTAATATGATAATAGTGGTATCTGAAGGACAAACAGGCATACCAAAGCAAGTATTATTTGGTGATGTTCGTATTTGGGATGATGATTCTAGTGGAAGTTACAGTGAATCAGGTGGACGTTATACATTAAATAATTTTGAATCAGGAAATGAATACAGTGGTGCACAGATTAACATTAATTACCATGATGGAAGAGATGATCAAACTGTTGATACATTAATACAAAACAGTGTTGGCAGTAGCAATTGGCCAAGCACAGCTAGATTGCGAGGCGTGGCTTATTTTGCTATTAGATTAAAAGCAAATGCAGATGCTTATGCAGGTGGTGTTCCTGTAATTACAGTGGTTGTAGAAGGAAAGCACATAAAAAATGTTAGCACATTAACTAGTGGAAGCAGTAGTTTTAGTAACACAGTTGGAGATGGACAAAACCCTGCTGATGTTATATACGATTACATGACAAACAAAAGATATGGAAAAAGCATGGACCACGATTCAAGTGGCAATTATCAAGCAGGAATAGATATTGATATAGATAGTTTCCAATCAGCAAGAACTCATTATGCAAGTGCTAATGGTGGCAGTGGTATTAAATTTAATGGAGTAATTCCAACAGCTGCTAGACTGTATGATAATATAGAAATGTTAACACTTTCATGTAATAGTAGTTTAGTTTTTGCAGGTGGAAAGTATAGACTTGTGCCACGCAAACAAAACGAAACTAGTGTATTTGAATTTAACAAAGATAACATATTAGGACCAGTTAGTGTTACTAGACCAGCAAAGTCAAGTTTATTTAACAAAATAACAGCAGGATATGTAGATAGCTCAACTGCATTGAATTATGTAGATAACGTTGAAGTTACTTACACAGGCAACGATGGAACAAATTATCTAAGCGAAGACAATGGAACAGTATTAGAATCAAAAGTAGATTATCAAATGACAACTGATCAAAGTTATGTTAGCAGACTAAACAAATACAGAATTGATAACAGTAGGCATCAAATATCAGCATCATTTATTGCAAACCACCAAGCTCTTAAAGTTGAATGTGGTGACATTGTAAAGATTGTGCAAGAAGATCTTGGTTGGACTAGTGCAGCAAATAAATTATTTAGAGTATTAGAAATAACATTTCAAAAAGGTAATCAATTTGAATTTATTTGCACAGAATACGAATCAAGTATACAAATATAAGGATAATAAATATGAGTAAGATAAGATTAGACGGCAGTTCAATAGTAATGCTTCCAACAAAAGAAGATGTTGTATCACAAGCACCCGTTGGCATATTGAAAGATATTGTTGTGGATCAAACCACCATTGCAACTGGACATTTATTACAGTATAATGCAAGTGCAACACCAGACCCAGTATGGGAAAACAGTAATGTCATTGACGGAGGCACTTACTAAAACACCGCGTTAAACACATCAAATCAACGCATATAGCGTAGATAATTTACAGGATATACTATGAACACCCCCACAGATTATACCACATATGGTGGTAAGCAAAGACTCAAAGCCATGTTTCAAAGAGTGTTAGATTTAGAAGATTATAAGAAACTAACACACTTTGTTTTCTTACATACAGAATTTAAAAAAGAAATACCAGGAACATACTGCATGTATCATATGCACAAAGATGGACTGGCAATTGCCACAAATGCATTGTGCATAAATGAATGGCTAAAACTACACGACATGCCAGTTAGACCAAAGATAAATGATTACACAGTGCAAAGAAAATTACTACATAACCAGGACGAAAGAATAGACAACAGGACTGAAGAAAGCGTTAACATGCAAAACAAACGAGGACGCAAACCAGGAATACCAAACAATTTTGATCCTAGTGCAGATCTTACTGCTAACATATGGAGTTGGCACAGTGCAGGACTGTCATCAGCAAAAATAAGCAGACGATTGGGAGTTACACCAGCGGCTGTATATTATCATATAAAGAAATACAAAAAAGCCAACCCAGATTATATTAAAGAGTTCTTAGAGGTTGACAATACCTAAGTTATAGTGTATAAATATATATAGTAAGTTAAAAAAATAATCAATGATTACAGACATTCTCCAAATAATGTTCAATTTTAGCTTACAGTTGTATAAGGGTGATACTAGGATTCATTGCCTAGCTCCAACAAAATGTAACTGGAAACAGTGCCATATATATTAAAGCAGAACTGCCCAATACTTTATACAATGATTCTAAAAAGGCGTCGAAAGGCGTCTTTTTTCTTGACAAAAGCGTCTTTTTGTTGTATAATGATAAATACATTAAGTAAAAGAATAAACTTTTACACATTATAGGAGAGACAATGAGATATTATATTTTAAATTACACAACAGAAACAAGTGCTAGTCATGGTAATGACTATTATCACGTAAATATATGTAATGAGAACTTAGAAGAGTTTTGGACATATGTGTATCCTTTTCAGAAAAACGGTAAGAAAATACATAATGCAGCAACTTGGCTTAATATACTACAATGCAAAGAAGGTGTTGTAATAAGTAATTTGAAGTCAATGCCTAATAAGAAACATCTTATTAATGCTGACAGTATACGACAAGCACAACCGGAACAGTTATTTCCTACAAAGCAAGATATGTATGATCATATAAATGATTTAATTCATAAGCGTGATGTTGAAAAACTTGAGAAACATTTTGATAATGATATGTTTGATATAAGTTGACAAATAAACAAAACTAACATATAATACTAACAATGGCTAATACAAAACTAACACAGAACCCTTACATACCCTCCTTGACAACATAGCATTGAAGACTAGAGAAACACTAGTTTAGAAACTTGCTTGAGGGGTTGCGTTTTCCAACTAATGAAAACTGACTAGACATATGAATGCAACTGTAGGCAGAAAGCATTCTTAAAAATCACTGGTGTATGGTAAGCAGGAACGAGCCAAATGTCTTATAGTCTCTAAAAACACCCTAGGCTGTAATAGCCTACTTGTGAGTAATAAGATCTAATTAAGTTATATCATATAAACCACATATAAATGTTTAATGTTCCACTTAAGAAGAGAAAAAAATAAACAGAAAAAACTCTTTAGAGTTTTGATGTTTTCTGTTGCCTGAAAGGGAACAGATTATAAAGGAGTAAATACTAATATGGTAATAGAAATATACAGCTATGAAGATGGCATGAGATATGTAGACCAAAAGGAATATAAGGATTATTCTGAATGGGAAAAAGATTGGATGATAATGAAGTTTCGTGATGTTTGGACTGGACATAAAATCTATGATATGAGCATGAAGGAATTCAGTAAACTATCACAAACACAAAGAAACAACATGAACTGCAAAGCAGTATTTGACAGAGAAGCGTTTATACGCAAACACTAAAGGAGAAAAACATGAATACAGATAGACTAAAACATTTTCGTAAATGGTGGAGTGTTAACCACCACAAAACACCAGCACACACTTGGTTGGTTAAACACAGCAAACGAACTATGCACAATTACAATATAGCACCAGAACAGTTTGATCATTGCAAGGCTGTAATGAAAAGATGGAATTTAAGTGAATACAAACGCTTAAATGCCAAAGATGCTGAGTTCTTATGGCGCTTAACACACCCTACTATTAACCAAAGACGTGAAAGATTACTGGCAACAGCCATGTTTTTTGAAGAACAACGCAAGGGTGTAGACAGAAAATTTGCAAAATAAATCAAATTAATTTAAAATAAATTTTAACCCATTGAAATATATGGGTTTTTTCTTGACATTATTTTCATTAAAAGGTTGACAACCGAGACATCTTGCCGTATAATATTAGTATAGACAGTAAGAAATTAAGCAATAATGCTTATAACACAAACGGAGTTAACAATGATTACAGCAGCAAAATTTCAAGGACAACATGTTGGACAACGCTTACAAAGTAGATTGGGTGTTAAAGTTGATTTTAACAAGACTTACACGCTTTCACTTAGTGAGGCTATTTACGTTCAGAAATACAAACATCATATTCATAACACTACAATGGTTGATTATGTATTAATGATTGCTAAAATACCTGTTGTAATTGCTGTTGACATTGCAACTGGTTTGGTATACAGTGTTATGACAGAAGGTAAGAAAGTAGAAATATGCTTTAAGAAGGCTGCGGTAATACTACAGAAACTTAAACGCAATGATGCTTTAACTTTAGCATTAAGTTAAAAAAAAGGTTGACAAAAGCAAGAAGTCTTGCTATAATATACATATAACAATTAAGTTATATCTTTTAATAATACGGAGAAATACAATGACTACAGAAACTAAAAAAGGCGTTGAAGCATGGACACCAAACGGTGTTATAAGTTATGATAGCATGAATGACTACTTTGATGCTAAACAAAACGCAGACAAACAAGCAATGGCACACTTGCTTGACGCTTGTGATCAAGCTAACATTGATATGAGCATGATAGACAGTCCAACGCTTACAACTAAGCAACTAACATTTGGCGGATCACGTGTGACTGCTGCATTGCACATCAATAACAATGCTGTAAAGGCTATATCAGATCACTCAGGTGATAAACTTGTTGCGTTGTGGCAGTTGTTTACTAAAAAAGGCAGCTTAATGATGGGAGTTAAGCAAGACCAACTTGATGATGCAGGACATAACTGGAATAATGAAACAGTTATATCAAAAGATGACGTGCTAAACAGAACAATTGCAGCGTTAAGGTTAAATGCATCATCTAGTGTTATTGGATACATTGCATCACATATAGCATACGAAACAACAAAACCAGAAAGTCAAACACCTTACTACGAAGGTGTAGATAGTGACGCATTGTATAGAGTGTGGGACTAACATAAGGGGGGCTTCCCCCTTATTTTAACTAAGCAATAATGCTTAATAACTAAGACCAGGAGGTCACACAATGAGTAAGAAATTAATTGGTAAAGCAAGACAAAAAGCCCGTAAGAAAACTAATCCTTACAATGCAAAGAAAAGATCATCAAACATAGATCAGAAACTACTACAACAGGCGTATGACAAAGGTCCAGATCATATATGGGACTCACCAGAATGGCATAAGTATAATGGATCAACTGGCGGTGATGCGTGTTCGTTGCTAATCATCAGCAAAAAAGATGGTAAAATCAGAGAGTTCCAACACGGTGAAGTTATAATCCCAAATAGGTGTAAACAAAACAGAGATGAGTTAATTGGTGGTTTAGGCCGAAAATGGGGCCACAATAACACAGCAATAATACTTGCCACAATGTATCTAGCTGAATCACCATCATTGCAAATGGTAAGAAAACAAGGCTCAGAGTTGTTTAAAGTAATGTCAGGTAAGACAGGACCACATGAGTTAGACTTAGACAACTTGGGTTGTGTGATTGAGTTTGAAGTGACACCGGGTGTAGGTGCTGGAACAGATGGTCCATTGTGGAGATCAGCTGATGAGGTGCGTGAATATGCCAAAGAAGTAATGGCAAATCACAAGTTAACGCATAGCATACAGTCACCAGATGGTAAAGTTCAAGTGCCAGCATAAACAATAAGGGGGAAACCCCTTATTTTAATTAAAAGGTTGACAAGTAAGACATCTTAGTGTATACTATAAGTATAGACAATAAAGTTTATGACACAAATGGAGCAAATTATGAATTACAATAAATTAACCAAAAAAGAATTGATTGAAGCACTTACATCAATTGTTGACGTGCCAGCTACAGAAATACAAGCCTTAGAGCATGATTACACAAAAAAAGAAGTGTTAGAAGTGTTATTACAGTATACCAAACTTAATGAGGAGACAGCGTAATGACTACAGAACTAAAAAACTTTATAATGGTGGGTGTTGACGCAAATGGTGATAATTATGAGATCCAAATGACTGCCCTTGAAACTGAACTGTATAAAGACATAGGTGATTCCATAGTATGGCTTGACAAGGCCACTGCTGTATGGGAACAAGCCTGTGAGCGTGTTGGCATAGAGTTTGATCAAATGCCAGATATGATTACTGAAATGGAGACAGCATAATGAACACTATATCAAAAGAAGCCAGAGAAACTATTGAAATATGGAGAAAAGAAATTCATATGGAAACAGCAACAGAATTGTTTAACGGGTTAGACAGTGTAGACACTATAATGTATGGTGTGACTAGTGATTTATATGTTGACATAACTGGCAACACTACCTTTAGAGATATACACGCTAACATATGTGAAGCAAACTTTCCAGGTTTAGACTGGGATTGGACAGATATGTTGCCGTTTTGGAACATAGATGATATTGAATATGCAATAGATCAATACTATGTTGAATTAGAAGGTTATTGTGAGGAGACAGCGTAATGGACTTTGAAGATAAACTATACGAAGAAGGTTACTACGACTTTGGCGACACTATCATCTTTTATGATAGAACCAATCAGATGTTTTATGGCAAGAATTATGCTACAGAAGATATGATGATTAGTGACAAGTTGAAACACCTAATGATGTTGATTAAGGAGGCAGCTGAATGAAATAAAACAGGCTAATCTTAAGTTAATATACTAAACCCACAATGTAGAATGGCTTCTCTTTGTGGGTTTTTTCTTGACCGCCAAATCTTGCGTTATAAGTGACTTCGTAATTTAGACTGCTATACACCTTAATGCCTATTATTCTAACAAAAAAGGGCTAAATACTAACGCTTATTAGACAGTGGGGGTTCTGCTCTAATACGCTGGCTCAGGAGTGTTACATTCCTTGTTGACTTCTGAGCTATTTCTTACGGTTTTAATTTGGATAAATAACATTGTAAAACAACAAGGAAATCATATTATGAACGAATTAGATAAGTTAATCAAAAGTTTAACCGCCCTCTCTAATCTAGTGTTAATATACCTTACCATTACGTGGGGTTATGCAGGATTAGAATTCATATTAAGGAGTATATTAAACTAATGGCAGCCGCAGAATACAATATAACCATTTCGCAAAACGCAGACTATGTTAGGACATTCCAATTAAAGAGTGCCAGTGCTATTAAAGATATCACAGGATATAGTTTCGAAGCGAAAGTAAAAAAGAATTACAATGACACAAGTGGACAAAGTTTTACTTGTTCAATTGAAAATGCAACCAGTGGATTATTTACAATAACACTAACTGATGTTGAAACAGGCGCACTATCCCCAGGCGATCAGGTGTATGATGTTGTTATGACTGACGACACTGGAATTAAAACAAGATTACTACAAGGTAAAGCATATATAAGTCCAGGAGTAAGTTAAATGTCAACATACACGGTATTACCAAAAGATGATGAGAATCTTAATGTCATTGTTACCGAAGTTGCTACCGACCAAGTTGTTGTTATTGATACAGCAACAGGTGTCACAGTCACCGATAACGATACAGTTAAGTTAGATATTACACCAGCATTGATTCCACCTTACGGTGGATTTCCAGTTGAAAGCGTCAATGGAAGATACGGCAATGTTGTGTTGGTCACAGACGATGTTCAAGAAGACGCTTCACCGACAAACAAATGGTTCACAGACGCTAGAGCCAGAAGTGCAATAAGTGCCACAGGCGATATTGCTTACGATTCAAGCACAGGTGTTATTAGCTTTGACGCAACAGGTAATCTTGTTGTATCAGTTAATGGTGAATCAGGATCAGTTTCATTAGACACAGATGATGTCCCAGAAGGAACTGCAAAGTATTATAGTTCAACATTATTCAACAGTGACTTAGCAGCTAAGTCAACAAACGATTTAACAGAAGGTGGATTAAACCTTTACTACACAAACGCTAGAGTTCAAAATATTGTTACAAACAACACTGAACAATTTATTAAAGCAAATTCAACAGACACATTAACAAACAAGTCAGGTAATGTTAGTATGTTTACTAACGATGCAGGATACTTAACAACACAATCAGACAGTCAGGTGTTGTTATTCAGCTCACCAAACTTAACAATATCATCAGGTAACACTGTTGATATCAGCGGCATTTCAGCTGCATTTACAACCACAGACATTGCTGAAGGAAACAATCTTTATTATACAAACGCAAGGTTTGATAGTAGGTTAGCTACTAAAAGCACAACTGATCTAACAGAAGGAACTAATTTATATTACACAGATGCTAGAGCTGACGCCAGAATTGCTGCCGCTGATACAGATGATCTAAGCGAAGGCACCAGTAATTTATATTACACAAATGCCCGTGCAAGAAACTCAGTAAGTGTTACAAACTCAGGTGGAGATGGAAGTCTTGCCTATGATGCAAACTCAGGTGTGTTTACTTATAATGGACCAACACCAAGCGAAGCACGAGCTCATATTAGTGTTACTGATTCAGGCGGTGATGGAAGTTTAACTTATGATGCCAGCACTGGTGTTATAACTTACACAGGTCCAAACGCTACAGAAGTTAGAGCTCATATTAGTGCATTACAAAATGGTGGAGACGGAACCTTTAGTTATGATAATTCAACAGGTGTGTTTAGTTACACTGGGCCAAGTGCCGCTGAAGCCAGAGCACATTTTAGTGCAACATCAAGTGGTGATGGAAGTTTAACTTACAATAGTTCAACAGGCGAATTTGCTTATGTTGGACCAAGCACTACAGAAGTTAGAGCACACATTGATAAGAATTACATTGACGGCTTAAACGTTGTTGCGGCTTCAGTTCAAGCAAACAGTGTTGCATTAGGAACAGACACAACTGGAAACTATGTTGCGACTATAACTGGAACTGCAAACGAAATAACAATAACAGGATCAGGAACAGAAACAAGTGCCGTTACAGTTGGCTTACCAAATGATGTCACTGTTGCAAATGATTTAACTGTTGGCAACGATACTACAATCACAAACGATCTAAGTGTTGGCAACGATGTTACTGTAACAAATGATATCACTGTAACAAACGATTTAACTGTTGGTGGAGATGTTGGCATTACAGGAGACTTAACTGTAAGCGGAACAACCACAACTGTTAACACAGAAAACTTATTAATCAAAGATAACTTATTTGTATTAAACAAAGATCAAACAGGATCAACACCAACCAAAGATAGTGGAATGATTGTTGAGCGTGGCGATCTAGATAATGCAGCATTCATTTGGGATGAGAGTGCAGACAAGTTTACATTAGGCACAACTACAGCAGATGGAACTCAATCAACTATAAGTGTTACCAAAGGCACATTGATTGCAGACATTGAAGGTGATATTACAGGAACTGTTACAAGTTTAAGCAATCACGATACTGACGATCTAAGTGAAGGTTCAACTAATTTATATTACACAACAACACGAGCCAACACAGACTTTGATACAAGATTAGCAACTAAATCAACTACAAATTTAAGTGAAGGAACTAACCTTTACTACACAGCAGCCAGAGACACTGCACAATTCAACACTGACTTAGCTACTAAAGACACAGATGACTTAACTGAAGGAAGTAATTTATATTATACTGCCGCCAGAGATACGGCTCAATTCAACACTGACTTAGCAACTAAATCAACTACAAACTTAACAGAAGGAACTAACCTTTATTATACTGCAGCCAGAGACTCAGCACAGTTTGATACAGACTTAGCTACCAAAGATACAGGTGACTTAACTGAAGGAAGTAATCTTTATTATACTGCGGCACGAGATACTGCACAATTTGATACTGATTTAGCAACCAAAGACACAGGTGACTTAACAGAAGGAAGTAATTTATATTACACATCAGCCAGAGACTCAGCACAGTTTGACACGGACCTTGCAACCAAAAGCACAACCAATTTGTCAGAAGGAACTAATTTATATTTTACAGATGCAAGAGCCTTAGCAGCAACAGATGGTGAAATAGTTAAGTTTGCAAATATGTTTGCAACAGAAGGTGACTTACCAAGTGCAACAACATATCACGGAATGTTTGCTCATGTTCATGCAACAGGAAAAGGTTACTTTGCACACGGTGGCAATTGGATTAAACTATTAGATGAAACTTCATCAACAACAACTGATCTAACTGAAGGAACTAATTTATATTTTACTGATGCTAGAGCTGATGCCAGAATCAATTTACAAACAGGAGCCAACCTCGATCTAAGTAGTAAAGACACAGATGATCTTAGTGAAGGAACAACAAACCTTTATTACACAGATGCACGTTCAAGAGCTGCCATAACTGCGAGTGGTAGTTTAAGTTACGATAATTCAACAGGTGCAATAACTTATACACAAGGCAACACAGATACAGTTGCCGAAGGTTCAACTAACGAATACTTTACACAAGCGAGAGCACGAACTAGTATTAGTGCAAGTGGCGATATTAGTTATGATAATTCAACAGGTGTTATTAGCTTTACAGCAGCAACCTCGCCAGTTACAAGTGTTAACGGTGCCACAGGCGCAGTAAGTTTAGCACTAGCAGACTTAAACAATGTAAACAGTGCAACACCAACTGATGGACAAGTTCTTACTTGGGATAATACAAACTCATACTGGAAACCAGCACCAACTGGAACAGGTTCAGGAAGTGTTACAAGTGTTGACAGTGGAACAGGCTTAACAGGTGGACCAATTACTTCAAGCGGAACATTAAACGTTGATGTTGGAACAACTGCAAACAAGATTGTTCAATTAGATAGCAGTGCAAAGCTACCAGCAGTTGACGGTTCACAGTTAACAAACTTACCAGGCATATCAACTTTGGCGTGGAGTGCAATCACTTCAACACCAACTACAATTAGTGGATACGGAATCACAGATGGTGTTACATTAACTGGAACAGAAACACTAAGCAACAAAACAATTACAGCTCCAGTTATTAATGAAATCAAATACATGGCTAACAGTGGAAGTGGTAATAACTTCCAAGGATTAAAGATTGTTAATGAATATGATTCAACCTTAACACCAGACTACAGTGCATTTAATGGTGCATTCAATATTCAAAACTATACACAAGCTAGTTCAGAATGGATTAATGTTTTACAATTCCAAACACCAAACAGAGCGAACATGTTTAGGCTTAACATTGACAACACAGATTTTGTAGCCAATGATGGAACTGTAACTAGCAGGGAGACTGCTGCTGGTAGTTTTGTAACCGGCAAAACATTTAAAATTAAAACTGTTGGAACCACAGACTTTACACAAATTGGTGCGGCTGATAACAATGTCAACACAGTATTTGTAGCCACAGGTGCAGGTAGTGGAACAGGAACAGCGGATGCTTGGGACACTGGTTCACACTTTTCAACATTTGGTATGAAAGGTGCAGACGACATTGGCTTTGAAAAAGCAAGTGACGGATTTATAATTGGTGTTAAGTATAAGATCTTTACTGTTGGAAACACAGACTTTACAGCAGTTGGTTCAGCAGACAACAATGTAGGCACAGAATTTGTTTGTGATGCCAGTGGTTCAAGTGGAACAGGTATAGCAATTGATATGAGACCTTTCAAAGGACAGAAAAACAGATTTAGTTCTTACACTGCTTCGCAACAACCAAATGTGTGGCCAACTAATTTAGATTTTGAAGCTAACACTATTAGCTTCCATAATAGTTATGTATTCCCAACCAGTGATGGCAACACTGGACAAGTATTACTTACAGACGGTAGTGGACAATTGTATTTTGATTATCCATATGAAAACGATGATGTAGACAATCACTTAAACACGTCAACAGCATTAACCAATCAAGTATTAAGTTGGACAGGATCAGATTATGATTGGGTTACACAATCAGGTGGTGGTGGTGGATCAACTAACATCATTGGCAATGATGCTAACAGACTTATCACAGGTTCAGCTACTGCTAATACACTTAACGGTCAAAGTGATTTAACTTATGATGGTGATCATTTATTAATTGAAGGAACTGCAAGTGCACCAGATGATGCTGTTGTTAATATTAAAACAGACAATAGTTTATGGAGCAAACCACAACTTACATTAGAAGACAGCAGCGGTAAAGCAGTTGCCCTACTTGGACAAAATGATCCAAATTATGATTTAGATAAACTTGTGTTTATGATGGACCCAGAAGGTAATCATAATCATACAAATGCTTTAACGGGTGATTACGGATTCTACTACTCCAAAGACTGGGGAGACCTTAGTAATGGCGGTAATGTTACAATGCGTCAAAGAATATTTGGTGCTGAAGATCACTTTACTACAAGTGTATTTGGTGACTATAGTTCAAATTATGCATACAGACCTTATCATTTAAACACTCAAAAGTTTAAACTTATGGTTAGTGATAGTAGTAATAACATATCTGAAGCATTAAGAGTTGAAGATGGAACTATAAGGTTCTTTGAAGAATACAAGTTCCCAACTACAGACGGAACAGCAAATCAAATCCTAAGAACAGATGGTAATGGAACCATAAGTTTTGATTCAAATGGAACACAAGATCTAGACAATGTAGATAACAATAGTGCATTAAATGTTGCAGGTGCTGTATTAGTTTTTGACCCAGACAACAACGGAAACGGTTGGTATAAACCAGTTGATTTTGAAAGCAGAGTTAACACTGATGTTGATGCACACTTAAACACGTCAACTGCAACAACTAACCAAGTGTTAAGTTGGGATGGAACAGACTATGACTGGGTAACAAACAGTGGTGGCGGCAGTTCAACACTAAGTGGATTAACTGATGTTGATATTTCAAACATTCAGAACAATGATCTACTTATGTATAATTCAACAGCCGGTGAATGGCAAAACACTAACTTAGGACTAAGTGTTAATCCAACATTAACTGGTAACATGGATGCATACGCAACACAAACATACACATTAACAATTTCAAATCATGCTACATATGATGACCCTGCATACTACGTAGAAGTTTACACAGGAACTACAAAAGTTGTAGCCAATAGTGCGGTTACAGATAATTTAGATGGAACACTAACATTTACAGTGCCAGCTACTGGCACACATGAAATAAGAGTGAAGGTTCAAGACTTTGGTGACTTACAATCTGAGACAGTTACAAAGAGTTTGGTAAGTTATGATTATACGTTTAATTACAGATACTTCCGTTTATTGTTTAATGCTACACTTGGTAATGGAACATTAATTAAAGAATTTGGACTGTATACAGATCCAAATCAAGGTGGAACTAAATGGCCAACAAGTGCAATGACATCAAACTCAGCACCAACACCATTTGTTGCATCAGAAAGTTATCACTATGGAACTTATGAAGCATGGAAGGCATTCAATAATGCAACTGGCGATAGCTGGTGGAACTTATCAGGAACAAGCAATACAGATTATCTAGCTATTGATTTAGGTAGTGCTCAGCCAATTGAAAGTTTCAGAATACAAACACAGAGTTTTGTTCAAAGTGGTTGTTTGATACAAGCAAGTTCAACAGGAGCTTGGACTGGTGAAGAAATAGATATTCAACAAGTTCAATTAGCAACTAACAGTATTATTGACGTAGGATAAGGAGAACATTATGAGTTTACAAACAGAATGTCAAGCAGCAATATTTAATTATGTAGATGCTGACACACAAAGAAATGCAGCCTTAACCGGTGAGCATAAAGATTATGTAATGTTGGTATTACAACTAATGCGTGATCAATACGCAATTCAAAAGGCTGAAGGTCTAACAACTTTCACAGTGCCAGATTTTATCGCATTAACATTAACAGAGGAGTGTCCTTGGTGAGCCAGATAATTAAACCAAAACGTAGACACACAGCAGGCGTTCCAACAACAAGTGATTTAGCTGAAGGTGAAATTGCAATCAACACACATGATTTTAGTATCTATGTTAGAGATGATGCAAACAATATACTAAGAGTTGGCGGTGTGCAAACACCAATGTCACAAGACTTAGATACAAATCATTTTACAATTACTGACAGTTACTCAGATGACATAGCACCAGCAACAATTAAATTTGGAGTTCCACCTTTAATTCCAATAATAACTAATGCAGAAGCAGACGCATTAGTTGAATATAGTCCAGAATATGCCATAGTTGGAGACACATATAAAATTAAAGATGTAGGTGATGTAACTAATGCACAATGGTCAGCCATGGGTGCAACCATTGGCGGCGGCGGAACATATCAGAATGTGGTATTTACATGCACAGCAGTTGGCCCAAGCGGAACAACAGGCAAGATAGGGATAGGACTTGATTCAACAGGATCAGATAACTTTGATGGAATGCTTGTAATTAATTCAGATAATAATAATATTATGTATTACAATGCTTCAGTCTACTTGTGGACCAGTGTAAACTAATAAAGGAGATCTACCATGATTGAAAATGCGGACAACACTGAGGACAAACAGGAAAAAGCAGCACCAAAGAAAGGTGCACCACGAAAAGAAGTTGATGTAGAAATACTTAAGAAGCTTTGTGAAGTGCAATGCACAGTCAAAGAAATGGCTTACATTTTGGGCGTGAGTGTAGATACATTAAATAGGAACTATAAGGATGTAATTGCAACAGGCAAGACGCTTGGTAAAGTTGCATTGAGAAGAGCACAATGGCGAAACGCAATTGAAAAGAATAATGTAACTATGCAAATTTGGCTAGGTAAAAATATTCTTAATCAAACAGATACACCATTGGACGAAGAAGCTGATCAAATACTACCATGGAGTGATTAATAATGAGTGCAACAAAAGAAAAATGTAAAGAATGGATGGAAGTCACAGACAAGAATATTGCAGACATTCAAAACATTAAACAAGACATCAATACTATAAAGACTAATCATCTTTACCACATCGAAAGAGATATGGAAAAACAATCTAAACAGATTGAAAAGATTGACAATAGAATATGGTGGGTGCTTGGACTTTTAGTTGCAAGTTTAGTTATGAGTATGGTAAAAAGTGGAATAGGAGTATAAAATGGCTAAGAAGAAAAAAGGCAAAAAGAAATACGGCAAGTAATATGAAACTAACCCCAGAACAATTAGACGCTTGGAGAGTAATACCAAGGATGCTTATACTAACATACATGATATGTTTCTATTTGGTTATAACTTGGTTTATGGATTTACCAGATCCAAACAATGCTCAAGCAGCATTTACTAGCACAATGATTGGTGCAGGTGCAGCTTGGTTTGGACTTTATGTAAATGGAAAAAACAATGCCTCTAAGTGATGTTCAAAAAGAAGTTAGTGACGACCCAAGCAGATTTAAGGTTGTTGTTGCAGGAAGAAGATGGGGGAAGAGTTGGCTATCAATGCATGAGATGGCCAAGTATGCAAGGTTTCCCAATAGTAAGATCTTTTATGTTGCACCAACATACAAGATGTGCCGTCAAATATTATGGGATGACATTAAGGAAAAATTTATAAGAGCCCGTTGGGCTAAGAAGATTAATGAAAGTAATTTAGAAATTACATTAGTTAACAATAGTAGAATATACTTACGCAGTGGTGATAACCCAGATAACTTGCGTGGTGTTAGTATGGATTACTTGGTAATGGATGAAGCAGCTATGATAGACCAGAAGATGTGGACAGAAGTATGTAGACCAGCATTGTCAGATAGGCAAGGCGGAGCTATGTTTATTACAACTCCACAGGGCAAAGGTAGTTGGATATATGACTTATGGCAAGGTGCACATGGTCAAGAGAATTACAGTGCGTTTCAATACACAACAATACAAGGTGGTAATGTTGCAGAAGAAGAGATTGAAGCAGCACGAAACGAATTAGATGAGAAATCATTTAGACAAGAGTATGAAGCAAGTTTTGAAACTTATGCTGGTGCAATTTATTATAATTGGGACAGCAGTGTTCATATTAAGAAACAAGATGTAGAATTTAAGAAGAATGAAATACTACATGTTGGGCTTGACTTTAACGTCACGCCAATTTGTGCAATGATATGCAGAGTAAATGGAAATGAAATAAGCGTTATAGATGAAATTACTATGGAAGGATCAAATACATTTGAAATGGCAGAGGAATTGTTAAACCGATATCCAAACAACAGGATGTGGATTTATCCAGATGCGTCAGGACAGGCACGCAAAACCAGTTCAAATACAAGTGATCATCACATATTAAGAAACAGTGGATTTATACTAAAAGTAAAGAGTATCAACCCACCGGTAAAAGATAGAATTGCAGCAGTGAACACAAGTCTTAAAGCTGTTGATGGAAGTGTAAAACTTACAGTTGATCCAAAATGCAAACATTTAATCAAGTGTATAAGTGGTCAGACTTACAAAGAAGGAACTAGGATACCAGATAAGAACAGTAACTTAGATCACATGAACGATGCATTGGGATACTTAGTGCATTGGATTAACCCGATAAGAATAGATAAACCAAAACATGCAGACACTAGTCCGCAGCTGTTTGGCCATTATTAAAAAAGGATAAATAAGCAGTATAGTATCAACAATTGATCACTGTTGAAAGTGCTACCCTTAAAAAGGAAATATAATTATGTTAACATTAGAACAAATAGAACAAACACACCCTAGCTACCCTGAAGTAGCCAAACAGGCTAACTATCATTACAAATCATATGTAGGTGGTGAATTGTATAAAAGTGGTAGTTACTTAACACAATACATTGGAGAGAATACTGGTCCAGGAGACCAATATGGAAAGAGATTAAGCTCAACTCCATTAGATAACCATGTGCAAACAACCGTAGATATATACAGAAGTTTCTTATTTAGAACACTTCCCAAACGTGAATTAGGACTGTTAATCAACAACCCATTAGTTAATGCGTGGTTGTATGACACTGACCAAGAAGGACAAAGCATAGACAGTTTCTTAAAAACTGCTAATGACTTGGCTATGGTGCATGGATCAACTTGGATCTTAATTGACAAACCAGCATACAAAGTAGAAACAGAAGCTGAAGCAGTTGAATTAGGCATTCGTGCTTATGCGGCTGCTTACACTCCACAAAATGTTTTAGATTGGTATTATGAACGCAACATTGCGGGCAAGATGGAACTTGAATACATCAAAGTAAGAGAATCTGAGAATGATCAGTATGTTACATTTACTTGTTGGCACAAAGACTCAGTAGAAAAATACAAAGTAAGCAAAGATGATCAAGGTGATTATGAGAAGATAGTTGAACATACACAACACGATAATCCTTTGGGTTACATTCCATTTATATTTCACGCACCATTAAAGTCACCAATGAAAGGTATAGGCTTTAGTATGGTGGCAGATGTAGCTAATCAACAGAAGTTTATTTACAACTGTTTAAGTGAAGTAGAACAACATTTAAGAATTAGTTCGCACCCAACATTAGTTAAGCCAACAAGCACAGACGCAGTTGCAGGTGCTGGTAGTATACTTAATCTTGACGAGTCAACAGATGGTGCATTGAAACCATATTTGTTACAACCAACACTAAGCACAACAGACAGTATACTTAAAACAATTGAAAACAGTGTTGCAAGTATTAAGCGTATGACACATACAAGTGCAATACAGGCAACAAACGGATCACCAATGAGTGGTGTTGCATTACAAACGGAAAGACAGTTATTAAATGCAAAGCTATCGGACATGGCTGACACACTTAAAGAAACAGAATATCAAATGTGGATTACTTGGTTAGATTGGCAAGCATTAGGTATGCCAGAAGACTTCCAGTTAGAATATCCTGAAACATTTGATATGAGAGATGAGATGTTAGAACTAGAGTTCCTAATGAAGGCACGCAGTGCTGGTGTTAGTAATGAAATGTTCCAAACTGAAATAAGCAAACAAGTAGTTGCATTAACTGTAGATGATGATGAACTACAAAGTAAAATCTTAGCAGACATGGACAAAGTAGAGTTTGAACCGCACGAAATGACTAACCCAGAAACTGGAGCAGTCACAGTTGTAACAACTGAAGAACAACATTTACAACTAAGTGCATTGGGTTACAAACACGAGGGTGAGTAAAATTGGCTTTCAATGTAAAGAAGCACGATAAGATTGTAGACAAAGCCTTGGTTAATATGAAGGCTGATGTGTTTGATATTGTCAAAGCATTGGAAAATGAAGTAGCTGATATAATTGCTCTAAACCAAAGTCCTGAGTTGGTAAGACCGCAAATACTTGCAGCAGTTGAAAAACACAGTCAGACTGTTAAGAGTGCGGCACAAACATTAACATCTATTAGCGAAGACTTTATGGCTCAAACTAAAGCGCCAACTAGTCCTGAAGACTTTGTATCACAAAGCCAGTTATTAGATTTAAGTAGTGAAGAACTTAGTAATGCAATGTCAGGTTCAGGTGAAGATATTGTAAAAACAGTAGTGCTTGGAAGTGTTGCAGGATTATCAAGTGCAGCATTAATAAATCAAGCAAGAGGAAGAATTAGCGGAGTGCATATGGATTCAACAGATCCAGATGTAAGACGCGATCAACGTAATTTACGCAAACTAGTAAAGGATGGTGCAAGTGCGGCAGTTGTCACACAAGCAACAAACAAACTAAAGCGTAAGCTACCAGGAAGTGTTAACACAGCAGGTTCAATTGCTGTCAAGTTAAGCACTGGTGTAGATAACGTTGTAGGTAGCTTTAATGGCACTTATGCAAAAGCTCAAGCAACACGAAATGGTGTTGAGAACTTTGAATATGTAGGTGGCGTTATGGCAACAAGTAGACCCTTTTGTGTATCAATGGTAGGCAGTATTATGAATGCCGAAGATATACAAAATCTATGGGATGGTAGTGGCTGGGCTGGTAAAGAACCAGGCGATCCGTTTGTTGTAAGAGGCGGATACAATTGCAGACACTATTGGGTGCCCGTAGAGGAATAATAAAAGGATAAATAAAGCTATAAACAAGTTTGATACTTTAGTATCCAACCCTAAACTTAATAAAGGAATATTGACATGACAATTGATAATCATGGTGTGGAAACACAAACTGAAACTGTAGACACTGGGGATACAGCAACAGGCCAAAATACAGACTCCCAGGTTGAAGCCTCTAAGACTTTTACACAAGAAGAAGTAAATGATCTTATTGGCAAGCGTATTGCCCAAGTTAACAAGAAGTTTGAAAATGTTGATTTGAATGAATACAACGCACTCAAGAGCTTGAAAGAGCAAGTTGAGGAAGAGACACTGATCAAGAAGGAAGACTTTCAGGGTGTTCTTAAGAAGCAGAAAGAAAAGTCAGATAGTGAAATCACTAGACTTAGAACTGAACTTGAGAGTATCAAAATTGATGGAGCATTAATTGATGCGGCATCTAAAGCTAAAAGTGTTGCACCTGATCATGTAGCTCAATTACTGAGAAAGAACATTACACTAGACTCAGACGGTAATGTAATAGTTACTGATGCTGAAGGTAAACAAAGATATACGGATTCAGCTGATCCAATGTCAGTAGCTAATCTAGTTGAGGAGTTCCTATCAGGTAACACGTATTTCAAAAGTGCCGGACCTAGTGGTGCAGGCTCTACGGGTAATACAAATAACGCAGATCCACAGAGTTTGGATATTGCACAACTTGACTTAAGCCGAGCTGAGCACAGAGAAATCTATAAAAAGATGAAGCTGGCGGGCAAGGTTTAATTAATAACCATTATTAGGAGAAATTAAAATGGCTAACACATCATCAGCGTATTCAACGCTATCGGGACTAGTAGTCCCAACGCAGGCCGCGGCAATTTATGCGGCATTTGAAAAATCATTGTTCTTATCAGGACAATTAATTCCAACAATTTCAGTTCCAGCAGGATCAACTTCAGCACAAGTTCCACTAATGAGTGGCACTGTTACTGTTGATAATCCGGCAGCAGGTGCAGATTTGGCTAATGAAGAACTATCATTATCTACAATCACTGCAGCAGGAACAAACATTGTTGCATCAACATATGGCGCAAGAGCGGTTATGAGAGACATTGGTTCACCAGACGCAAACAATCTAGGAACGCACATTGGTCAAGCTATTTCGGCGGCATATGATGCTGACGTTATGACAGCACTATTGGCAATGGACGACAACACTGCAATTGCAACAGGCGGCGCTTTAACAATGGACAAATTGTTTGAAGCAGTTGAGGCAATCAGAGATAGAGGCGAAACAGGCCAACTATATGGTATCGTTACACCAGCAATGGCGCATCAGTTGATGACAACAGTTGCAGGTGCAAACTTTGCCGGTGGTGACTACCAGGGTGAAGCTTTAAGAAACGGTTTTGTAGGTTCAGCAGCAGGAATTCAATTATTCCAAAGCTCACATGCAGCAACAAACGGTGTTGTATTTGGTGCAGATTGTGCCAGACAAGCACAGTTCTCTCCAATGAAGATTACGGTTACTGAAGCACCAACTAAATTAGGTGTAGACATCGTAGGTTCACTTTACCAGGGCGCAGCAGTCATAGACGAAAAGCGTGGTGTTGTAATTACAGCAGCATAAGAAGTAAACACTAAAACTAGGGGAGCTAATCCCCTAGTTATTTTAATAGGAGAAATAAATTGTCTTACGCAACAGCAGAAAACTTAAACTTTTATGCACCAGAAGTATATGAAGGTGACACAGAGGATTGGGATTCAGAACTTGCATTAGCTGAAACTGATATCAAAAACAAGATTGAAGTTAAGTGGTATGATCAAGTAAAGGGTAACAAAGACTTTGATGCATCTAAATTAACTGGCGCACAGTGGACTAAGGCTACTGTATATCAGACATTGGTTGCTTATGTGCTTCCAAAAATGTCTACCTTTAGAGTTGAAGATACATTCATTGAACAAATTAAGTTCTATCAGGACCGTTTGAAGGATGAATTAGATATGCAATTCGCATTGGGTATAAAGTATGACGACGATGGTGACGGAAGTGTTACTGACGCTGAAACATACAAATACGCTCAAACTAGGTTATACAGATAATGGCTACGGTAAGCGATAGAGAAAGCATATGTGTAGAGCTTGTTGATTTATTTAAGAAGCAACGCACAGTAAAGTTTGGTAGAGTAGTCAGGGATCCAATCATTCCTGAGGAACTACCACGCACTGCTTTTCCGGCTGTCTATATAGAAGCAAGTGATGAAGATAGAGAAGATTTAGCATTTGGTGTAGAACACATCAGAGAGGGAGTTATGGAAGTTGATTGTGTGGTAGTAATATCAGGCAAGAAACGAAATACCCAACTTAATGTTGCTATCAAGGCTATGGAAGACACTGTTAATGTAGATAGAACATTAGGTGGTAAGGCAAAAGATTGTTCTCTTACGAGAATAGAACAGCTTGAAGCAGGTGACATGAGTCCATATAGCTCAAGCAGAGTAGTGTTTACAGTATCATATGTATATACTATTTAATAATCATTATTTAGGAGAAATATAATGGCGATAAAAGGTAAATCAGGTGTCCTAAGTCTTGAAGCAGCGGATGTGGCGCAAATCACATCTTATTCTTTAACTGAGACGGCTGAAACAGCAGAAACAACTAGCTTTGGAACAGGCACAACGTCAAGCAGAACGCATGTTGCTACTCTGAAGAGTTGGGAAGGAAGTTTAGATCTTATCTACAATAAACAAGATATATCTACAACT